ATTTGGACGGGTGAAGAAACTTTTTCTCACAACTATGGAGACATCCATTAATGAAACACATTAAACATTCTAATAGTAGGGTTGGGGATTTATCAGAATTTTATGCTGTTACTTGGCTGTGGGATAATGGTTATGAAGTTTTCCTTAATGCAGGTACTCAAGGGCCAATAGATTTAATTGCTTATAAGGATGGAAATGCTACACTAATAGATGTAAAAACAGAATCACATGATCCCCGCAAAGAGGGGAATTATTATTGTACTCATCAAGTAAGAACTGAATTACAAAAAGAACTAGGAGTAAAACTATTAGGATATAATCCTGCTACTAGACAACTTAGATTTGTGGAGCATAGAAATGAAAAATCTGATTGAAGATATATACAAAACCATAGAGCCTTTATCAGACGGCCAAGCCTTAGACATATCTGAACAACAGATAGAAGACTTCGGTGAGGCTATGAAAGATGTCATGCGTTCTTGGGCTAATCCAACTAAAAGAGATTCTAACTTTTCTATAAGGATGTCTAATGTTGGTAAGGGTACAAGGCGCTTATGGTTTGATAACAAATATAAAAACAAACAGTCTGAATCTAAACCTAATCCTCCTACTCAAATTAAATTTTTGTATGGTCATATGCTAGAAGAACTAGTAAAACTTTTTGTAACTATATCTGGTCACGACTTAACTGGAGAACAAAAAGAAGTTGTAGTAGATAGTGTATCAGGCCACATAGATTGTATCATTGACAATGAAGTTGTTGATATTAAAACTGCATCGGGCTTTGCCTTTAGTAAATTTAAAAACGGAACACTCAGAGATGATGATCCCTTCGGTTACTTGGGGCAACTTGCAGGGTATGAAGAGTCTGAAGGTACAAGCAACGGTGGTTTATTAGTTATCAATAAAGAAAACGGTGAGCTATGTTTCTACCAACCAGAGGATTTAGATAAACCAAACATCAGAAGTAAGATAAAGAATATAAACAAAGCTCTTAAAAAGAATACGCCTCCGGCTGACCTCTGTTTTAAACCTGTAGCTGATGGTACAAAGGGCAATGAAAAGATACATAAGAACTGTGCTTGGTGTCCTTATAAGTTTGAATGCTTTAAAGACTCTAATAACGGTAAAGGATTACGGGTGTTTCAATATTCTAAGGGCTATGCCTTCTTGACTAAAGTAGTAGCAGAGCCTAAAGTACAGGAGGTAGATCATGAATTCCAAGCTTTGCAAGCAGATACGGAAACAATCTAAGACTGTTCTAGTTGAATGGTTTAAAACTTTAGTATCTAAAAAAGAATCAGAAAATATAAATGAAAGTAATATACTCTCATATCTTTCTAGTCAAACTCATGTCTTTGCTAACAATCAAATATTTTTAAGTGCCTACTCTTTTAAGTGGACAGTTAAAAAAATAAAAACTTTAATTAGAAAGACTAACATGGACGTTACTACAGTGAGGTTAAAGGACATTGAATAAAAAAATTCGCAAGGGATTTAGAAAGCCTAGAATTAAACGGCCTAAAGAAAAGAACGTACCTCCTAGCTATGATTCTAATTGGGAACATGAGCTTCACAATGGGCTGTTAAAACAATGGAATCATCATACTAAAGAAATAGCTTATATAATTGAACACGTTTATGAGCCTGACTTTGTTAGAATTATGGGCAATAAAATAATTTTGTTAGAAGCTAAAGGAAGGTTCTGGGACTTTGCCGAATACAGTAAATATATATGGGTTAAAAAAGCATTGCCTCCTAATACAGAATTAGTTTTTTTGTTTGCCAATCCTTCTGCTCCTATGCCACAAGCTAAGAGAAGAAAGGATGGTACAAAAAGAAGTCATGGAGAATGGGCATCAGCAAATGGATTTGCATGGTACAGTGAAGACTCTTTACCAAGTGAATGGGTAGATATAAACTATCGTAAAGATAATACTTTAAACATTGAGAGTGAGTAGGAGACACTATGAGTATTGATAATGCAACACCAGAAGAATGGGATAGGGTACACCAACAATTAAAGAACCAAAGTAGTAATGTTTCTAGTCCGGCACATTACAACAAAGGCAATATAGAATGTATTGATGCTATTGAAGCAGCCTCAACTAAAGAAGAGTTTGAAGGTTACTTGCGTAATAATGTGTTAAAATATGTATGGCGATTTAGATACAAAGATAATGTAACAGATTTACGAAAGGCCCGATGGTACTTAGACAAACTTATTTCTAAGGTAACGGAAAATGTGGGATCGTAAATTAGAAAGAACCGAAAGATATAACAGAAAAAAGAAACAAGAAAAACCTAAGCCTAAAAAACAAAAAGTTAAACGTAAGGAGAAGCAAGTCAATGACTGAGAAGATTGGTGTTCAGCCATATTTAGGTATTCATATTAACTATGAAAAAGAAAACTTATTAAATTCTTTTTCTAAAGAAACTATAACAGACAGATATTTATGGGAAGGTGAAACTCATGCTCAACAAGCTTTTGCTAGGGCCGCTATTTTTGGTGCAACTTATAAAGGACATACTGATTTTAATCTTGGACAGAGACTTTACGAGTACGCTAGTAATCATTGGTTTAGCTTCAGTACTCCTATACTTTCTAATGGGGGTACAAGTAGGGGTTTACCTATCAGTTGTTTTCTTAATTATGTACCTGACTCTAGGGATGGTTTATCTGCTCACTATGATGAGAACATTTGGCTTGCAAGTGGAGGTGGAGGCATCGGTGGACATTGGGGTGATATTCGCAGCAATGGCGTGGATACTTCTAACGGTAGCCGCAGTACTGGATCAATACCCTTTATGCACGTTGTAGACTCTCAGATGTTGGCCTTTAACCAAGGCGTAACTAGAAGAGGAAGCTACGCTGCATACATAAATATATCACACCCAGAAGTAGAAGAGTTTATTAATATGCGTAAGACTACGGGCGGTGATTTAAATAGAAAGTGTTTGAATCTACACAATGCAATTAATATTACTAATGAATTTTTAAATGCTGTAGCAGAAGATGATGAGTGGAGATTGATAGACCCTAAAACTAATACAGCAGTAAAGATTGTACAAGCAAGAGATTTATGGTTTCAAATAATACAGACCCGAATGGAAACTGGTGAGCCTTATTTAATTAACATAGATAATTGTAATGCTGCTCTGCCAGAGGAACAAAAGAAACTAGGCTTAACAATAAAGCAAAGTAATTTATGTTCTGAAATAACTTTGCCAACTGATGAAAATAGAACAGCGGTTTGCTGTTTATCTAGTGTGAACCTAGAATACTTTAATGAGTGGTCTAAAGAAGATAACTTTATATCTGATTTAATTACTATGCTAGATAATGTACTAGAAAACTTTATTGATTTAGTTGGTGATAAGCCCGGATATTCTAAAGCAGCCTACTCAGCTATGCGAGAAAGGTCTATTGGTTTAGGGGCAATGGGTTTCCATAGTTACTTACAAAAGAATAACATACCTTTTGAAAGTATGTATGCTGCAAGTTTTAACAACAAAGCTTTTTCTTTTATAAAAGACAGAGCCGACAAAGCCACAAGACAACTAGGAGAAGAACGGGGTGAGGCTCCCGACATGAAAGGTAGTGGTAAACGCAACGCACATCTTCTTGCCGTAGCTCCTAACGCTTCTAGTTCTATTATATGTGGTGCTACTAGCCCCTCTATAGAACCTAATAGAGCTAATGTCTATACACACAAGACATTATCTGGCAGCTTTAAAGTTAGAAACAAATATCTTGATGATTTATTATATGAGCTTGTTCCTACTGGAAAAAAACGAGAAGAGATATGGAAAGATATAGCAGCAAATGAAGGTTCAGTGCAGCACCTAGATATTTTATCTGATGAACAAAAGAAAATATTTAAAACAGCACCAGAGATAAATCAAATATGGATTATAGAACACGCTGCTATGCGTCAAGAGTATATATGTCAAAGTCAAAGTGTTAATTTATTTTTTAAATCTCCACCTATAGAAGCAGACCAAGAAACTCACAACAATTTCTTACAGTATTTAAACGATATACATTGGGCGGGTATACATAGACTTAAATCTTTATACTACTTACGTTCTAACGCTGCCCGTAGTACAGAGAATGTTAATATTAAAATACCTAAAATTAATTTAGAGGAAGAGGGGTGTATAAGTTGTGAAGGATAAACCAAATAATCCGCACCATGATGCACTATTAGGTTGTATCATGCAGGTTGAGTGGGAAGATGCTTGGATAGATACTGAGGATCATCTCATATCTGATGCTAGAAAATTAAAACCTGTGCTTAGATCAAGCGTAGGTTATTTAGTAGCGGATAATGATAATGAAATTATATTATGTACTGATCGTTACCACAGCAAAAAGGATGAAGAGTATGTTAATGCTGTCATGGTAATTCCAAAAGGAATGGTTACAAGATATTGGGAAATTATAGCAGAGATAGGAGCAGAGTTTAATGTACTTAATAATAGCTAGTTATATTTCTGTATTCGTTAAAGCATTTCAACAACGCAATGTTGCGTTTAATAATTATTTATTTGTACCTGTATTTAGTTTGGCTATGGCCTTTACAGAAGTATATATAATTATTAACATAGTAAAACTAGGGGCTAGTTGGGACTTAGTGTGGAAGCTTGCAACCGGAGCAGTCTTAGGGTGTTGGTCTGCTATGTACTTACACAACAAATTAACTAATGCAAAAAATGATTTTGAATCAATAACTAATTTAATGAAGGAATCTAAATGAGCTTATTAGGAACAAGAGATTATTATAAACCTTTTGATTACCCGTGGATGTTTGATTACTACGTGCAGCAGAATCAAATGATATGGTTGCCGGAAGATGTACCCCTGCACAATGATGTTAAAGATTGGCAGGACATGGATGAGTCTGAAAAGAATTTATTGACTCAGATATTTAGACTCTTTACGCAGTCTGATGTGGATGTAGCGTCTTGTTATATAGATAAATACATGAGGGCTTTTAAGAAACCAGAAGCTAGAATGATGATGTCTTCTTTTGCGAACATGGAATCAATACATCAACACGCTTACAGCTTGTTATTAGATACTGTAAATATGCCTGATACAGAGTACAAAGCTTTTTCTGAATATGAAGCTATGGCCGACAAGCACGACTACATTAACGCGGTGCCCTTTAAAGTATCTAACAAAGAAAGCATAGCTAAAAACTTAGCAATCTATTCAGGCTTTACTGAGGGACTACAACTCTTTAGCAGCTTTGCAATTCTTTTAAACTTCCCGCGCTTTGGTAAGATGAAAGGCATGGGACAGATAGTAACTTACAGTATAAGAGATGAGTCGTTACACGTTGAAGCAATGACTAATCTCTTTAGAGAATTTATGAAAGAGAATATACATCTTTGGACAGATGATTTTAAGAAAGAAATATACCAAGCTTGCAGAGAAATGGTTAAGTTAGAAGATAAGTTTTTAGATTTAGTATTTGAAATGGGAGACATTCAAGGACTTACTAAGTCTGAAATGAAGGAGTATATTAGATATATAGCAGACAGGCGTTTACTACAACTAGGTTTAAAACCTAATTTTGAAGTAAAAGATAACCCGCTTGTTTGGTTAGATGATGTACTAGGAGTAGAGCATCAAAACTTTTTTGAAGGGAGAGCTACTACTTATATGAAAGGAGGCATCAAAGGTAATATAGAAACTGTTCAATTTAAAAGTCTGCGTTTAGAAGACTAAGGAGGTAGTATGAACAATAAAAAAGAAGGGAATCTTGTTTCGTTTAGAATATTTATTGCAAGAGATGGGAATATAATATCTGAATTTAAACACTTACCAGTAAAGGAAATAGAAAAAATATTTAATAAAGATTACATACCTATTATTAATAAAATAGTTAAAGAAGGGTGCTTTAAACTAGAAGACTTGCATACTTATATAGAAAAGGAAGTGCAAAGTTTATCTTAATGCTCTATCGTTGTGTCAAATGTGCCGTCAAAAATTTCATCAGCTTTAGTCATAGCCATATATTGATATTCAAATATACTTCTGTATGTTTCAAAGTCTACTATCTCTATTTCTTTTGAGGCGTGTACCCGCGCATATACTTGATACGCTGCACCTAATTGTTCTTCTGTATATAAAGCTAACATATATTCACCTTCTATATTAATTAAATAGTTGTTCCGCAGCGCAGTAGTCTAAGCTTCTACAAGTCCTAACATTCAACATAAAAATATCTTGATCAATCCAGTTAAATTGAGGGTACTCTTGTAAGTGTAAGGACATTCCACTAGGCGCTCCGAAGTTGCTACAGCCTGTCAGTAGTAAAGCTGTAAGTATTAAATGTTTCATTGAGCTACTAACCTCTTGTTGTTTCTCTCAGTTATAAGTTCTTGATACTTCTCTTCATCAAGATGTGTTACTGCTATCCATGCGTGAGTCATCTCATCCCCTGTCCTACTACCTCCTACAACCCACATATCAGGATCAGGATTGTTAGGGTTGTTTGCTGTGTTGTCATACCATTGTTTTAAAACTAACACTGCTCCTGTTGGTAGTAGTGGGGCATAGTCTGGATCATACAAATGACTGTGATGCCACGTTGCACTCCAGTTAGATACCTGACTGATCTGCTCTGTTCTCCCAGTATCGGGGTAGAATATCTCAAAGCTTGCTGCATTCATTCTTAAATGTCCATGTGGTTGCCATGAGTCTATACGAACTGGGTGATCAAAGGAGTGAAAGCCTTGTGTCATAGAATAACCATTGGGCGGGATAACAATATCAGCTTGATCGCTAATCCTGTATAGTCTCAGGTCTTGTTCGTAAGCAAGTTCTTGGGATTCCTCTGGAGAATACAACCACAGCCCTATCTCTACTACATTATCTTTAATAATAGTTCCGGGGGCTATAGCTCCAAGACCTCCGGGGAACATATGAATGTCCCAAGCTATCTCTGCGTTAGCAGGTATGGTTCTACACACCCCCTCTGGTACTATTTCACCCCACTTACCCATAGCGTATTCAGTGAGCATACCGTACCTCTCGCCTTCTAAAGTAACAGTACTGTTAGCGTGGTGAACCACACTCTTAGCCTCTCCTCTTGGCTTAACTTGGATGGCTTTAATGCACCTGTCCTCAGTTAGTCCACTGGCTACATTATGTTTGTGCCAGAGATCGTTTCCTGTAGCCGGAATATCTATTGGAGTAGATGGTATAACCAACGTAGGCTCTCCAAAGTTTTCGTAGAAGTTCCACTGATCGGGGTCTGAGAGGCTCGGAGGCTGCACTACAACGTCAGTATCTCCGTACTCTGATCCTGTATTAACCCACTCTACTATCGTGTCTATATCGGCCTGAGAGAGCCTCCAATCACCATGTAATTCCTGTATGCCAATGCCTTCATCATAAGCATAGGGCGGCATTTCTCTGTTAGCTACTTTAAGCTGAATCAAAGGACTCCACGGGCGAACCTGTTCGTAGTTTTCAAACTGCATTGGGCCTATACCGCCTTCGCGGTGACAGACAACACAGTTGTTATTAATAATAGAAGCTACATCATCTACATAAGTAGGTTCATTTGAATATACTTTACTGGCTGATACCAGTAGTGCAGTAGCTATTATTAAACCAAGTAATGTTTTCATTTACAGTTGCTCCTATGTAAGCTGCCTAGTAATTTACCGCCTTTATTACGTTCAATTCTACCAGTATATAATGGGCCTAATGTTTCTTGTGTTCCTACGGCTTTTAAATCTTCTGAATTAAAAATAAAATCTTGCCCTCGCACTAGAGGTAAGCCTAGATTTAATTTTAAATCTGTTCTTTGTTTACTTCTAATCATTTCTTGTAAAGCTGCGGATTCAGTTAGTCCTTGTTGTTCTAAATAAAAACCTCTTGAATTATTAAAAGAATCTACAGAACTATCTATTGGATTTTCTGCCGCTTGTCCAAATTTTTCACCTTCTTTTAATTGAAGAAGCCCTCTCATAGCAGGATTAGTACCATATCTGAAAGATAAAAGACCGTGGTTGACCGCATTAAAAAGTTCGTCAACATTTCCTTTAGTAAACCCATAATCATCTACTGGTACAGCGTGTTCTTCTTTAAGTATTCCTTCTGCTACTGCATCATTAATAGCTTTAGCTGCATCTCTTTCATTAAGACGTTGTTCTCTTGCACCTATTCCAACTGCTCTAGCTCCTGCTTCTATTGCTTCTTGTCTATAGCCTTCTTTATAATAGTTTATAGCATCTTTTGTATTAAGTAAAAATCTTAAACTTCTAACAATTCTGTTTCCTAAACCGCCTTTAAGAATTCCACCGTCTTTGTATTGCTTTCTGATTGAGCCGCCTGTGGCTGAAAATAGATTTCGCATTAGGTCTTCTTTAGTAGCATCTGGATTATAGTTTGCATAAATTGATTTTACTTTATCTGGGCCTAAAGGTATGATCTGAGTTTGGGGAGTTATATCAGCAGCTTTGCTAACATCTTCAACATTAATAAATTCTATATATCCATAGCCTTGTTTTTTTGCTTCCTTCCAAATTTCTTTTATCATATCAGACTTTTTAGTTACAGGGGTTTTAATATTTAATTGATCCATAGCATCCTGTATAAACCATTTTCCCCACGGCATAGCCTTGTTGTCTGGAGATTTATAAGTAGAGGGTGCCCATTTATCTATTTTTAATTTTAATCCCGGTCCCTTTAAAAACATAGGAAGTATTTCGGGGGTTGTCCAGTAGTCTTTTTTAATTTTTCTTCCTGCTGCTCTGTCGGCTGCTTCAGCTTTACTGTTCCATTTTTTTTGTGCATAAAAAGAAGATATATCTGCATCAGTACCTAAATAGACCATATGATTTTCGGGACTAATATCATCCATGTAATTATCTAGAAAATATTTTTCATCAAAAGTTATTCCGTCTGTATCCCATCGCTCACCAGCAGCGTGATACACTATGCGCTCAGTATCCATTCCCGCTTCTTTTGCTTTCTTTATTAAAGCTGTACCTCCTTGTATAAGATTTTCTGGCCCTCCTGTTTTAATGTTTTTACTTACAATTTCTAGTACACTATCATCATAAAAAGAATATTCTTCATTTCCTCCAAGACTTAATCCTTCTAAAGAAGTTTCCCTTAAATCTCTTTTTGCAGCTTTAATTCCATAGTTTTTAAAAATATCTTCTGCTTTTAAATCTTTATCTTCTAAGTTTCTTTTTAAAATATAAAATATTCTTTTACTATCTTTGTCTTTATCTGACAACTGAATATCATAGTCTTTTGCTATAGCATCTATTCTAGTCTGCACAGGAGTCGGTTGATCGGCAAACTTTGTACCTGTTCTAATTATTTCATCCTCATTTATATGTGCTTCTAATTCATATAAAGTAGGAGTAGAAGAACCTCTAGCAGTTCTTTCTTCTAAAAGAGCTTTTTCTGATAAACCTACAGAACGGTTGGGTGTTGCATCAAGATATGACTCAGCTATTTTTTTATCTTTTGTTGCAGCTACTCCTCTGCCTAATTGAAGAGCATTAGAATCAATAGATTTACTAGCTTTTAAAGTAGGAACACTATGTGGAGAACCGTGCCATAAACCTTTTATTATATTAGCACCTGTTCTAGCTAACGTACCTGCCATATATTTTTGACGAGAAATATATCCACCTTCATTTTTATACATAGGCAAAGTAAATTCTTTTTCAGGTAATACTATAGTTAAGTATCCTTTATCGTCCCAACGAGTAGTAGCTCCTATTTTTTTTGCAATTTTTTGTACTTGTGGAGCTACTGTATCTTCATAATATTCTTGAATATGATAACTTCTTTGCATATGACCTTTTGATCTATTAGGCTTAACCTTCCATTCTTTATAAGCCGGGACACCCATATATTTTCTACTTTCTGGAGTATCTCTACCAATCAAAAAACTAATTTCGGGAAGCCCTCTTTCTTTTGTTTCAGCTATCATTCTATTTATTATATTTTGAGAAACATCTATTTCAGGTATAACTTTTGATATATTAATTGCATTAAGAGTATCTTGTACTTTATCTGTTATTTTATTTTTTAAAATATTTTGGGACTCAAATTTTGATATATAATTTTTTATATCTTTATTTATTCCACGTTGGGGTAAATATTTTGTTTTTTCTATATAAGATTTTAAATCGGCTATAAGATCACTTTCTTTTACAAAACTTTCTAAATTTAAGTCATATTGCACGAATAATGTATCTAAGTGATAAAGCTTTTCATCTTCCAAAGCAAATTCTTTAATGTTTTTACGCATACTTGCAGCTTCTTTATATAAAGCATTTAAGTTTTTTACATCTATACCTAGTTGTTTGCCTTGTTCTTTTGAAAATTTAATATCTTTTTTATTAACATTAAATGAATCTAACAATACATTATACACATTATCATTAGATTTTTTCTTCCACTTCGTTGGCTCAAACACAATATCATATAAGGCCAACCTAGTTTTTCTACCTATTGCTAAATCACTTTGCATTTCAAAAACTCTAAGAGCGGGATCAATCTCATCAAATCTTACATGATAACTATAAGGATCGTCTTTATATCCCGCTTTAATAGCCGCACTACCCTTTGGCAAATTAAGAACAAAATGTTTAGATTCAGCACCTATTTGCTTGCCTCTAGGATCACGAAATATTCTAGTTTCTAATGTTAAATCATTAACATCTAGGGGAGTATATTCGTCAAAAAATGCGCCTTCTTCATTTATTATTAAATCTGCCTCAAGCTGTTTGCCATCATAAGGAATTCCTCGTTCGGCAAGCTCAGCATCAAATTCTAATTTTTCTAATGCTGTATTATGTTCTAATAAAGTTTCTTTTGCAGTTACAAAGTTAGAATCAATTAAAGGTTTATCCATTCTAGCTTTATCTATAGCTCTTAAACCATCAGGAGTATAAGCTAGATTACCTGATCTAGTAACTACAGTCCTAATTTGAGCGGCTGCTTCTTCGGATTCTTGTGTTGGTGAATGCCATGCATTACCGTCTTCATCAATACCTGCCGCCTCTATTTCATCTTTCCGAACACCTCTGTTTTGTAATCTTTTTACTAACCTATTAATAGGAATATTTTCACCTTTATCTGCTAATTCACCAAGAGCTTCTGATAGTTTAGATTTTAAAACCGGAGCCGCCTTTGAAACTATTGTTCCTAATGCAAAACCTTGGCGATCTTCTTCGTCTATAAAAGCTCCTCCCGCTTGTACATCATATGGAAGTCCTGTCATTCTATCTATACGTTCATCAGGTTCTTCAGTAACTTGTGGTACATTATAAACTTCACCGCCTTTTTCCCAGTTTTTTCTAGAAACTACATCTTGTTCTGGAGTAGTAGATTTTTGAAAAAAAGTATCTCCGGCCCGTAACATTTCTCTATACTTATCAGGCCAATCTTCAGTGGCTTCAGTAGCACCAAAAATTGCATTAAAAGCTCCGTAGCCCGGAATTTTTTGTCCTAGTATAGAAAATACATCTGCACTAACTCCCAGTTTATAAGCATCACCCCAAAGCGGTCCAAACCCTGTCATATAAGCAGTAGGACTTTGATAAATTTCAGCAGCCGTTCTACCTCTTGTAAACATATCAGCAGGTAAACCATTAAATCCTGCTCTAGCCAAAGCACCACCAATTACTTCATGGGGTTTACCCTCCAAAGATTCGCCTTGAGTTCTAGCAGCATTAGTAAACATAGCTACTGCTGTCATAATTCCTACAGCAGGAATATGTTGAGTTAAAGCAGTCTCAGGATTTCTAGCTATTTGTCTAGCCATATTTTTCATAACTGTATTAGTAAAAGCTGCGGGGTAACCTAATAGTTGACCGAGGATTGCAGTTTTTGGATTTGACATATACATAGGTTTTATACCTGACTGTGCGCTAGGATTTAAAATAACTTCATTAGTATATGTATTTGCTCCTTCTTTAAGTTTTCTGTAAAAATCGTCTTCTATATTAGCTCCTTTATTTAGCCAAGATACACCTTCATTATAATTTATACCAAGATCAGCTAGTTCATCTATTTGTCTTTGTACTCTTCTAGATATTTTACCTGTTTGTATTAAAGGCATATGTGAAGCAATGCTTTCTAAATTTTCTGCTATTAATCTTTTTCCAATAATATATGAAGCTGTTTGAACTCCTTTAGTCCATTGGTCTAAAAGTGTAAACCTAAAAAATTTATTACTAACATTTCTCATTCTAGGACTAGATAGTGCATCACCTCCTAATCTATCTGCGTAGTCAGCAAAAGCTTGATCTAAAGCCGTACCCATTTGATTGAGTTCGTGCATTGCTTCTTTACTAGTCATATTAAAAGATTTTTGAAGACCGTTTAAAGAATCATCAAACATTTTTTTAGAACCACTAAATATAGCATCTCTGTATCCTGCGAAAGATGTTTTAACACCTGCTTTAGAAATGTTAATAAATATTTCTGAAAGACTTGATAGTGTTGATAAGGGTAATAAAGCCATTCTATTAAATAACATATATGAATCTGCTGCCGTGCCTTTCCACCCCTTATATCTATCTAAACCTTCTCCAGTAACATTTTGATATACATCAGTCATGTCTTTCTTTGCTTGGTTTATTAATTCTGTTGTAGCTCCATTAGCTCTCATTTCTTTTTCTAAAGCCGGAAACCAAGTAGTATTAAAATCTTCTATATTTCTTACACCAAATACGGTATCTTTTGCTATAGCTTTAGCAGTAGAACGATGATAACTAAGCATTACATTATTTAAATCGTTATCTAAATATTTAGTAAAGGCAGTTTCATCTTTTAATTCTAATTG